ATCAATTTCTAAAGTAGTATTTCCAGATTGATATGGCGTTACAGAACTCGTCCCAATTCCAACATTACCGCTACTGTCGATGCGGAGTCGTTCTACTGCTGTAGTATCAAAACGTAAAGCTCCAGTGCTTTCGTTACTTATAGCCATGGTGTCATCAGTCTGGTTATAAGTAATCTGCCCAATCGTTCCTGTATTAGCAGCATTTTCAATTTTAAATATAACTTGCTCACCAGATACGTTTGGATTTTTAACAGTCAACCCATCGCTAGTCAAAGCACCCGTGATGTCTACACCTGTGCTAGTGGTGGCGAGTTTAGTGCTATCATCAAACCTAAGTTGAACTGCACCACCATCACTGGCAAGGATGTATGTTTTTGTTCCACCACCGTTGTTAATCTCAATATTACTACCTTCAAGTTTAAGATTGCCAGTACCAGTTTCTTTAATGTGACTTGCTGTGCCACTATGGTAAATCTCAAGGTCAGACCCTGCGCCAAAGATGGCTTTGTCGTTGTCGCCGAACAAGATGTCCGCACCGCCAGTTGTGTTACCATTGCCTAATACTTCAGATAAAGCATCAGCCGTAGCAACTTGAGCATCAACGTATGCTTTAATAGATTGCTGCGTTGCTAATTTAGTTGCGCTGTTAGATGACATATCATCTTCATCTTTTATGCCTGTTACTGTTGCACCATCGCCAGCAATGTTAAGGCTTGTGTTAGCCGTAATAATCGTACCAGTAATTGCAGCCGCCGTAGATCCACCAATGACAACATTATCTAACGTACCGCCGTTGATGTCGGCTGTAGTAATCACAAGGCTTGTTATAGTCGTGTTACCAGTGAGTATGCTTTCATATTTATCTATGTTGTTATTTAGAAATGTGCCCCACTGATCCTCGTCTCCTGCAACGGCAGGCTTTTGAAAGCTATATACTGTCGTAGTTGTTACCATTATGCGGCCTCACTCCATGTAACACTGTCATCCGTTAGCGGCGCCCAAGTATCTGTCGGATCTGTAGCACCCGTCCAAGTATCAGTTGGGTCGGATTCTTGAATCCATTTATACCTAGCTGAAATCACAACCGACGATGTGGCGGCTGCGCTGATGCTGATGTTTTGTAGCATGGACGCAGAAACTGTTGTGGAAGATATGGCCGCAACTGATACGGACGCGCTAAGTATATTTGTGGCAGATATAGAGGTAGTTGAGGAGACTGTAACGGCTACAACAGCGTCCTTGTAAACGCCATCTACACCGTAAAACCAACTTCCATATAAACCGTCACCGTATGACATATACTACCTAATCCAACGTAATCGTAAATTGATTTGCTTGTATGCGTAAAACATCGCCTGTCTCTATAACCTTGTCATCGCTCAACGTACCGTAAGCCAACATATTTCCAGACGTTGCCGCGTCAAATATTGCGCCATGCGTAACCGTACCCCAATTACTACCTGCCGCAGCAAACTCAATCGTGCTTGTTAAACTTGCTGTATTACCAGAAACCGTAAACGCACCGGACACCCTTGCGTAATTTGTGCCACTAACCTCAGTGCCACCGCCAGTGTCGCTTGGGGCTGCCGTGAAAAGAGCAAAATGAAGAGTAGTCGGAGCAGTATACGCATTACCGCCAAAGACGTGATCTAGCACTTCCGTTTCCAAAAAATTAGTGAAACTCATTGTTTACTCCTTTAGCCTATAGCTGACAGACGCATACGTAACGACGTGCCAGAAAGTCTGGTTCTTTCATTTACCGTATTAATAGCAGACACGGCACTAACATATAATCCGTTCCAAACTTGTACCCTCTCGTCTTCGCCGAGGTAGGGAGCAGCCTGCATTAAAGCTCCGTACAGATAAGCGTCTGGCGCTATTGTTAGCAGCCAGTTAGATGTATTACTATCTGACAAAGCAGGAATAGACTGATAATAAACCAGTTCAATGTTGTACGTCTGATCTGGCGTCGGATATAACTCAAACGTCTCCCCGACGTGAGCATAAAACTTAGGCTTTCCAGTTTGATTTAATCCGGCGTCTCTCTTATCCATTAAATCGGCTACAGATGTCTGATCGATTTTGCTAGTATTCCCGTCCGTTATACTAAACCTTACGGTCTCCATCCAATCGGCAGGAACTGCACTGTACTGGCTGTCCAAAGCTCCGCTAGATCTTTCGATCATTTTATGATGTCTTACCGCTCTCTCCATTTGCTTCTCAGCCAACATGATGAAGTCTGGTATTACGCTCGTTAGGTCGCTCCTATCGAGCCAGTTGGCTATGGATGTCTTGAGCTCAGAGTAGGTTGTAATACTCATAATGTGCCTGCCCTTGTCCTAAATACTTGGTTATTACTATCGTTTAACCACTTACGCATCGCCTTCGGGTCATCTGCAATCCCCTGACGCTTGAGATCATAGTACACTGAAAGAGGTAATGACGCCACCTTATTAACGTCTCGGTATCTATTCGGCGTTTCTTTGTATTCGTCTTTATTTCTCTCGGCGATTGCGGAGACGTCTTGCTGCGTCTCGACGACATACTCGCCCTTATCGGTTACGTGCCAATATTTGGTTATTCCAGTGGCAGGATCTCGGTCAAATATACGCTTCATCTATAACTCCAAGCAGGTGGGGCGACCGAAGCCGCCCCAAATGTATTATGATGTTGCTAGGTCAAAAGATCCTGCATGAGCTGCCTCATTAAGAACTTTCAAACCAAATTCGCAAAGAATCATTCTTTTTTCTGCGTCACCGGTTTTGGCAAGTTCTACCTGTTGGATCGGACGTAAGTAACATACTGATGCATACTCTGGGTCGAGCATGAACGCATCTCTGTCTCTTTGAAACCTGTTACAAACCACATTTAGAGTTCCAAAATCTGACATATATACGTCTGCCGTTCCAACGATTGTTGTTGGGCTGTCGCTTGGAGCCTGATAACGCTGAGCAGCAATACCGGCAAAGCCTGATACGACTGTCTTGTTATGTGGCCCAACCATCAAGATGCTTGGCTGACCGCCGGCTGTAAACGCAGCCTGCATTGCAGTTTTAAGTTTTGCCTCGGTAAATGCAGCTTGCGTACCGTCTGTACGAGCATCACTACCGTCACCAGTTGGTGATGCACCACCTGACCCAAAGTTGTCGTTGGTAGCAATCCAAGCGCCAAGACCTGCGGTCTCACGAGCTGTGGAAGCGTTACCGGCCACTTGAGCGTTATTGTCGGTTAAAACTGCCTCGACATCACGGCGTAATTCCTTGCCGCGCTTAGCCAACTGATAACTTAATTCATCGTTTCTGCCGGCTAAATCTTGCGCTGCTAGGTTGTCAGCGACAATAGTTGTACGACGCAAAATGTGCGTATAGTTACCAACTCTAGTGGTTGCTGCCGTAGCATCGAAAGATCCTACATCGTCCCCATCGATTTGAGCTGTTTTCGAAGTTGCCGCCAAAGCGTCAGTCTGCCACTCAAAATAAGTATTGGATACATTTTCTGACCCAACGTTACTTTGAAAAGGCACCTCTTCGGGCGAAATTGAGCTGATTATGTCAGCCAACGATTCACGTATACCTTTAGCTGAAAAGGACGTGAAAGTATTTGTTACAATAGCCATTATAAATCTCCTATAGTAAGGCTCTTATTGCTTGAGCCGCGTCTTGGACACGACCGGATTTTTTTGCGTTCTGAATCGCTTTTTGTGCATCTGACTTAGGTCTAGGCTGTGACGCTTTGGTGCCGCTCTTTAATGTCTTGGCGCGTGCTTTTTTCGGCTTGGCCTTTGCCGCAGTAACTCGCGTTTCTCCTCGATCATATAGCATGGCTTTCCTTGCTAACTTCACAAGCGTGGCATTTGTCAAACCGCCAATGTCCTGCTCGGTAAATCCTTCGCCAAGTAGAAAGTCCCGTATCTGGGTTGCTTCCTGCGCCGCAACTTTACTGTCGCGCCACTCGGGTATGACTTCCGGCAGTATTTCGCGTTGCTGAGAAACGTACTGCTCCTGCATTTGTTGCATCTTTTGTTGCTGCAACTTTTGCAATCGCTGTTGCTCGGCTTGGACGGCCTGCATCTGAGCTTCACGCTCGTCTTGCTGCTTCCGCCACTGACGTTCTGCCTTCGCTGCCATCGTGGGGTCTGTGTCGTACAGTGTATCCCAATCAGGCTCCTGCTCCTTCTGCTCAAGCCGTTGCTGCAAAGCAGGCAACATCTGAGCATATTGCGCACGTTCACGCTCGATTTCGGAGTATTGTGCTTCTAGCGTTTTACGCTGTTCCGCCAATTCCTGCGTCTTACGTGTGTAATCTCTCTGCCTTAGATTAGCTGCTTTCAGCTCTTCAACGGTTATCTCTTCACCATCGACCTCTACTATAGCCCCTAGTATATCGAAGGATTCGTCTTCCGAACTTTCTGCATCTTCCTCGACTTCGAGCTCCTCCTCAGATCCTTCGACAACTGAATTATCTTCCTCAGTTGCCTCCATCTCCTCGGAGGCTTCAGCCTCCTCCACTACTTCTTCAGTGGTTTCGGCCTCAAGCGCATCAGTTGCCGCAGCGTTATCCTCTTCGGGCGCAAGCATGGCTCTGATTGCATTTTGAGCACTGTACAGGTCAGTCCCTTGTGGGTTGCTGTTTTCTGCCATCTCATTAACTCCATATTATGGGCTTATTTTGATTTAATTTCAATAGCCCCGTTATCTACCATTGCACGCAGCGATTGGCGAACCATTTCGACGCCGCGTAATTTCATGTAAATAGCCTCACGGCTATCACTATCACTGGTCTCAGTTAACTTGAACTCAAACCAACAATCCTGCTCAATCTCTTGTAAAAATCTTTTGAGATCTGTGTCTTTAAGTAGGCGCTCCGCCTCCCTGCCGTCATCTATGATTTGCTGCTTAGTCTTCACGCGCAGCCTCTTTTATTACGTCGGCTTGCGCCTTCATAACTTCCCGATTAATCGCCAGATCTGATCTGATCTGCTCGACGTTGAGCTGCGTGCCATACTTAGCTTTCATTTCTTCAGCCTTCACAAATAGCTCCGCCTCTAGCTCGTCACGCTTGCGATCATCCTCGAGCCTAAACTTCTCACGCTGCATTTGCAGCTCGGCAGCTTTCTTCTGAATATCCGCCTGTATTTGCTGTATCTGTACTTGGATAAGCTGCTCGTTAATATCTGGCTTTTTATCCTGAGGCGGTGGCTGAAATTGAGATGGATCTCCCCAGAACTGCGAGGTGTCTTTAAATCCTGCTATCTCTGTCATAGATTTCAATGTGTTAGACAGTTTCTGCATATCAGTAAGTGGGTTAACTGGCCCCATCGTCTGCATCGCATCTTTTTGCATCTCGGCAATCTGGCGTAGCATTAGCATTCGCTCGGTATCTGAGCCGCGTCCAAGAGCTACGTTGACTGTAACATCCATGTCACTATTCCAGACACGCGGATCTATCGGCACGAAATTATTATTCAGCCTAATCATGCGCTCGCGGTCTTGGTGGGTAGTTACCAGATGCAACACAAGCTCGTACATGCGCTTTACGCCCGTCTCGGCAAAGATACGCGCAATCATCTCGATATGTTGCTGTGCGGCGCTTACGGTGGCTGCTACGGCTGTTGCAGTGCTAGACTGTAATGCGCCGGCGTCTAATCCTGCGGATGCCTTGGATATACCAGTGCGAGCCTCTTTGATTTCGTCCATGTATTGCAGTACGGGGAAAGCCGCTTGGCCGACAAACGGCATAGACATAGGTTGCACCTGACCGGCTGCGCGCTGCCTAATTATTGCACCGACCTCGGTAGACATTGCATCGTCGATGTTCACCATACCCTCAACAACAGCTACCCGTGGGTGGATCGACATGCTCAAGCTGTCAAGCGTATTCCGCATGATAGATGACTTGATTCTCTGTATATCCATCACCGTGTCGGCAACTGACATGCCAAAGAAATCGTGCGGCTCTGGATCTGGGCACAGCGTCGCAAACGGCGCCATGTCGCACGGCTCGTTCATCAGGATCTTGTTACCGTCGCCTGCGGTGCAAACTTTACGCAGCTCTGCAATGCCGTCGCCGTCGTAGTCAACTTTAATATAGTTTTCGACGTATAGCACCTTTTTCATCGCAGGGTCGTGGCGCTCGTTCATCTCGTTTGTCAGCGCCTTGTTCCGCGTATATCGCTCTACGTTGGTATCCATGTCGTCGTATGACGCGCCAAGATCGAATACCTCGTCGTAGTCGTATCCCATCGCCACAAGCTCGGACACGGTTACGATGCGGCGGTGAGCTACGTAGTCGGCCTGCTCAACGGATTTGCTTTCTCGTGAAATTAAAAACTCTTCCGGAGGAACGGCCTCTAGTTTAACGCGACCATCTGGATGCGTATATGTCGCCCTGACAGCGTGCATCATTGGCACGGGCATATCCTCGCCAGTAAGAGGGTCTTGCATTGGCTCGCTCATAGGCTCAGACGCTACGATCTCTACATCTACCGAAGGATCTGACATTAGCGCCGCGAGGGACGCGTCATCGAGGCCAGAATAGGAAACGGTCTCAAACTTGGTCTGATCGTCCCAGTAAACCTTCAGTATCCCGACCTTACGAACAAGCGCGTCCATAAAGGCAGAGTGCATTTCTAGGAAGCCATTGTTATCTCGATTTATAATGTAGTTAGCGTAATCTGTTGCCTGCTTGGCTGCGGAAACGTCCTCCGGACCCTGCGGCACGTATTCAACAGTCTGGTCGCTGCCGTGAAAAATACGCATTAGCGACGGCATAATTGCTTGCACAGTATCACGTACATCCATCGACACAACTTGGCTGCGCCCATCTTCTTCGTTACCAAAAGGCTCGCCTCGGTAATATTGCGTAGCTGCCGCCCTTATAGGCGAGATGTGGTTGTCGATAAAGTCGATTGCGTCGTCAATCTCTTTACCGACAATTCCTTGTAACTCCTCGTCTGGCATGACGTCAGGGTTCATTTCCTGCTCGAGCTCTTCTACCATTTGGTTTATTTCACGATCCATGTGTCACCTCTCCAACAGTCCCCGATTGTTTCTATTCTCTTGCGCCATTGCGGCCTGCACGTCAAGTTGAGACATACCTAATAATGTTGCCGCTCCGCCAATGCCATACCTTTTGACAATATCAACAATCTTATCGTCAAAGACAACAAGGTTGCGTGTTCCGCTTGGTCGGACATCTGCGGTCAAACCTCTTTTACGATATTTCTTTGCTATCTCTTCTGCGTCTTTTTTTGTTTTAGCTGTTAAGTTATCGCCTTCGTCAAGTATACCCATCGGAACAGGTTTACCTTTGTTTAAGACGTTAACTTCGTAACCCATGCCTCTTGAACCTTGGTCAAGGTAGCGAATACCTTGTATGTCTACGCCTTTTAAAACATTAAGCATTTGCTCTTGATTAGCATAAGGAGTTGATGAAATAAGGTTCGCTCCTGTTGCGTCTGGATTTAATCTTAAATTGCCACCCTCTGCCAACGCTTTTACTCGCTCAGCTTGGTCAAGGCTTCTTGCAGGTCTGTTAACGCGTTCACCTTTCCAATTTGTCCCAACAACTTGATAAGGGCGTACTCGATCACGAAACTCAGGCCGTGAAGAATCTGCGTTTTTAATTATATTAACATTACCTTTCGGTATATTTTCCAACGCATTTTTTACAAAATCAGATTGCTCTGAAAGAGGCGCGTCGTAGTCAATAAATCTATTAACATCAGATCCTATCTCTACTTGGTAAATATTTCCGGCAGGTTTATAGTTAGGCAGTATTTCCGATTTTGCCCATTTAACAATTTCTGGATTTTCCACCGCAGCCAATGCATCGTCAAACGACCCTTGTATCTCTAAGTTTTCTAAAAAAGCTGCCTTTTCGTATAGCTCATTAGATTTTTGCGATGGAACCCTAATTGAATCAGCTTGGCGAATTAAACTATTATATACATCTAAAATTGGGGTATCTCCAATTGTAGCTATAATATCTCTGCTTAAAGCATCTCTATAGTTTCTTGCTACCGCCTCGTTTTCAGAAAAATACAATCCACGCCCATATGCTTGTGCGCCCTCGCCTGTTCCCATCTTAGACATATCAAACTTATCAAATGTGTGCGGTGAGCCGTGATATGCCATAATTTTATTAGTAGCGTTATCAGCCACAACTGGAGGCGGTTTACGAGTTACATTTGGCACGTTACTTTGGCTGTTGATAATTGGATTTAAAACACCTGAGTTTTTTGCGTTTTTAATTGAATTTCGCAATGCTAATCCACTAAGCCCGAGGTCTAAACCTGCAAATGCAGTGTTACCTATACCCGAGGCAACATTACCTTCTTGGAAATCTTCAACAGCCTGACCTCCGGCTAAAATACCTGCACTTACAGGTAAAACTCCTAACAAGCCTTCTCGACCAAACATTCTTTGTAACGCATCTGCTTGATTTCCATACGGAACTCCGCCGAATAAACTTTCAGACATGTCTTTGCTCATGCCGTATCGGTTTTGCACAAAATCTTTTGCTTTTTCTCTAAACGATAAATTTCTGGGCGCGATTGTGCCATTTTCGGTGATAAATTCTCTATTACCGAACTCGTCGATAAATTCGTAACCGGCATCGAATGGTAGTACCCTAAACTCCATCACACTTGCGCCTTTGTTATTATTTTGTTAACAGTATTACAAAAGGAGAAAAATATGGACGAAGAATATACTGTAATACGCCAAGAAATAGAATCTTTGGCATATATTTTGTGGAAAAAAGATGAAGATTTATCGGACGAGATACAGGAAGTTATCGACGGTATTATGGAAAAAATAAAAGACATCTAATTTGCTTTCATAAATTCATCTAGTAAACTTCTGGTGTACAGATCTGCCTCTGACTTACCTGCCGTTTTTAACAAATCTAAATATGTTTCAGCCTCATCAACAAATTGTTGGTCTACGGTTTGCCTTAATCTAGGGTTCATCATGTATGATGTAATTTCTTTTGGAAGAGGCAGAAGTTGATTTTTAACGGCTGCTTTCGGCAGCGCCGTATCTCTAGCTCCGATTATAAAAGGCAGCTCGCCCTCAAATTTCATACTTGTTGTACCTTCTGCTCTCGGTAGATTTGCGCCGTAGCTAGGATGATCGGTAGATTTTACAATGCTTGCATTAGGCTCTGGAACCCCAAACCGATACCCTACACTTAAAGCGTCAGACTTTATCAACTCTGGGTTTGTCACTGCAAATCTTGCCGCAGAAACGTCAGGAACTCCTAAGTTTTTCATTGCGCCGGTGTCAAAAAGTTTCAACAACTGAGCTCTTTTGCCTCCAGAAAGCCCAACCATCCAATCGACAAATTTATCTTTATTAGAAAAACTTGGTATATCTGTCATTTTTGGAAAGGTTTTAGCTATTATATCGTCAAAAATTATGCCGCTATTACTGCCAATTGGAGAAACTCTTAACATTTCTCCATAAACTTCTGCCATGTGTTTAGAAAAATCTCCAGATCTTTCGCCCATAGGCATGTAAGCAGTCAAAATATCCTCGCCACGATCAACGCCCTCTTTAAATGCGTTTTCTTTTGCTTTCATAGCTGTTGGCTCAGACGCCCAGACACCTCGATTTATTTGATCTTTATATTCGGGGCCGCCAAAAGTTGATTTTGGATTTTCTAATAAATAATCGTTTACTTTTTCAATTAAACGCTGATTTGACGTTCTGTCTCCGGCGGTAAAATACAAAGTTTTGCCCTGTATGTCCGAGGGAGATATTAAACTTGGAACATTAAGATTTCCTAGCTTACGACCTTCAACAGTAAAATTAAATGGAGAGTCTTGATGTTTTGTTTTAGAGAACGGCGTGTACATCACAGGATCTCTAGCGCGTCCACCACCAACTCTAGGAGGGCTAAAAAAATCAGAGCCTCTAGTAATAAAGTATTCGAGTAAATCTTTTACTGCCTGCTTTACCATATTACCACTTAACCTTATTAGCCCAGAACGCCGCCGACATTTTGCCCTTGGCAATATTTTTAGCGTGCCTTGCCTTAAATGACTTGGCGCGCTTGGTCATCTTCTTGTCTCCGGTCTTACCCTGTTGGCCAAACCTAATAGTCTTTACCTTGTCACCTTCTTTAGCCACCACGACGTGTGATTTTTTCGGGTGGTTAGGCGTGCGTTTAGGCTTGTTGTAGCCCGACACACCGGCACGTGCTAAACGTGGATCTTTTTTACTTTTTCTTTCCGCCACTTACTTTTTCTTTTTTTTCGCGGTCTTCGCGCTTTGCTTAAAAGCTTTTGCAGTTGGAGCCCCTTTAGAACCTACTTTACGCATTTTTTCTGGCGTTTTTCCTGCCGCTTTTTGGCGTTTGATTCTTTTACGTTTAGCGTGAATGTTGGCATATAAGCCTTTTTTTGCTGCCATATCTATTTCTTCTTCTTCTTAACCATTTTCTTGCCAGACTTCTTTGCGGCTTTTTTTGCAGCCGACATTCCCTTCTTACTGTACGAATATTTCTTACCACCGACCATAGGCATAGCTGTCTCCTCGCAGTTAAATGTAGGCTAATCATACAGGATTATAAGAAAAAAGAAAGCCCGACATAAATTTATCGACTTGCACATCTGTTAACAGTATGTTAACATAGTTGTATAAATAGAATCACTCGCAACTAACGGAGGTATATCCATGCGACTATACACTAACAACCAAGGCGTCTGGGCAGGCACTCAGGCTGACGCTAAAAAACTTTTTAAAGTTCCTAACACCCCGACAGGCAACTTTGTCGAGGTTGACGTGCCAACAACCAAAGCAGAACTTATGGAGTTCTTAAACACTCACAGATGTCGCCCACAGAGCGGCCAAGACCTTGAGCGCGACAGCGTCAAGTTCAACGACCCGAGCATTGCTCCGGCTTCCCCTTCTAAAGCACCACGCCCAGAGCGTCACGGTCAGTCCGCCAGTGCGTATAAGCCTGCCGGCGAACTTAACCGGTACGACGTGCAGGACGTCGTTCTGAACTGCGACAAGCGTTACTTAGGCGGCGCCTTGTCTGCAATCGTAACTCGCATCTATGACATAGATGACGACATCTAATTCAACGGGGGCTTCGGCCCCCACTAACGGAGGTATCCATGAAAAACATCAACATCAAACCAGTTAACCACGGCACAACGCGTGCTGACAAAAACCGCTACTGCGGCCCGTCAGTCATCAGCGCCGTAACAGGCATGACAACGGGAGAAGCCGCCCGTCTGATCCGCCATGTTGGTGGGCGCAAGTCAGTCAAAGGCTCGTATGTGTCAGAGGTCACTAACGCTCTTGCAATGTGCGGCATCAAGTCCACCTATAAAAGCTTTGACCTAAAGCTAAGTCGAAGCAAAGGCCCAACATTAGCGGCTTGGCTCAGACACACTGTCAAAGAGCGCACCGCTAAGCGTGTGTTCTTGATCGTTGCCGGTCATCACTTTCAACTAGTCCAAGGCAGGCGCTACGTCTGCGGCATCCTTGGTGAACCAGTATCAATACGCCATAAACGCGTAAAGAGACGAGCTCGCGTATCTAACGTGTTTGAGCTGTCATCTCTTGGCACTATACAAATACCTGCCGAGGCACGTAAGCCAAAGCGTGACGCAGTCGTATCATCTGGCTATGGCTATGCAAAGGTAAAGCGCCTAGCTAAAAAGATGGAGATCGAGATTGAGCTCGAGCAGATCGGCCCATCACGTCAGTATGACATCCAGAAGTGGATTAGCTACGATGACGTCGATGAAAACAACGAGCACCTCGACTTCGCGCACATGGGCGTTATCGATGGCCACTGCTCATACGATTGGTGTGAGGTTCTTTGGAAGCTCGAAGAGATCCAAGAGTACCGCAACAAACACGGCTACCGGCGGTACAAAGAAGCCGCCTAAACAACGCCCCTGATACTACGCTTCAACGGCCGGCTCCATGAGCCGGTCGAACTCGTTCCAGAGGCAAGCGTCGTGTGATCATTAGCCAGTGACAAACAAACAGCGTCAGCTCTGTCAGGCGACACAACCCCCCTCTTCTTCATCGCCTCCTTCGACTCAACTTGGATCTTACCAGCCGAGGTAAAGTGATAGCGAGGCGCGGCTAGCTCCGCGTACAACGCATCGTCACGCGGCAAACGCACATCCATCCCCTCGAGCCACGACTTGCACTTAAACCAGATCTCGGCTCGCAGGTTCAAATACGTATCCTTGGACATCGCACGCTCCGACACGTTCAAGCCACGCGCCGGCAAACCCACCTCACGCAATCGATCTAACACGCCTGCCCCGAACCCGTTGCTATCGACGATGATCTCATTAGGCCGCTTGGACGGGGGCAGAATATCATACTCCGCCTTAACAGCTCCGGAGAGCTGCATCAGATCGAGGTTACGCCAAACGGTGAGCGGATGGATCACTGGACCCTGACGCTTGCAGAGCACGCTGCTATCATTTCCTTGGCGTGCGACGTCCAACCCCCACACATAAGCCGCATCCTCATGCACCTTAATGTCGTTGGCCATTGCGTGCTCGATCAGCGCCACGGGTATCACCGTATCCTCCTCGGACGGCGGAAAGTTTCCAAGGACACGCACATGGTATGCAGGGCTGTCCTCGCCGTACCGCCTTTTCATGTCGTCGATGTAGTCGTCGGACACTCTAGGCGACGTCACACATGAAACATGCATCGTGTGCCAGTCGTCGCGCAGCCGGTTATGCGTGTCGTAAAAGAAGCCCGTGTTCCGCGTCGGGTTGCCCGTGAGCACCGTTGTCGCATTGTGCCCAGACATCGACCCACTGGCGGCCTCAAAAACGGCATTCGGCACACCGCTCGCCTCGTCGGCGATTAAAAGCACGTCAGAACTATGCACGCCGGCGAGCGCCTCTGGCTGCTCCGCCCGAGACGTGCGAACCGATATAAACGCGCTCTCGGGGCTCTTCTTCAGCTCGATGCGATCAGACTTGACCTCGAGCAGCTTGTCAAACGGAGGGCGCAGGCGCTTGGCTACATTTTTCATTTCTGCGAAGCAGGCGTCAAAGAGCTGCGCCGAGGTGGGCGCCGTGACAACGGTTTTACTTGGAACACGCATTAAGACGTGCCAGACGGCAGCCATAGCCACGGCAGTTGATTTACCAACACCGTGTCCAGATCGGACAGTTATACGTCTGCGCTCTGGATTAGCCACCGACATAAGCAGCTCGCTCTGCCATACGTCAGGCTCGATGCCAATGACCTCGGTAGCAAAGGCTACTGGGTCGCTCTGGTAGCGTCGCATCAATTGCAGGAAGGGATTACTGGTAGGCTTGTTCATGTCGGTGCTCCATTATGTGGAAAATTTTTTTCGGGGGTGCGTGAAGAGGTCATTAGCATTTGCACCAGTCGCCGTAGAATCAAGGGGGGGTTAAATGCTGCATCGCGGCACAAAATCAGCCTCGAAATTGTGCGAATTCGCATAATATGTATTATGTTAACAAAAAGATGTAACAATAGCAATGACTTAGCGTTTTTCTGCGTTGCTATAATATTATGTAACCGCATTTTTACCTGCTATGTTGACTTTTATGCTGCGGCGCAGTATTCGCGCACGCGTGTGCGCGTCGGTTCCTCGATGCGCGATTTCACGGTTCAGCATCGCTCACGTCCTCCGCTTCTCCCTCAATAACATCACCGCTAACTTCACGTAACAATGCGGCAGCTTCTGCATGTAAATCGCCAACGCTAATGTTTACTGCAACCTCTTTGTGCCTCGTATCGTACTGAGGATTGAGCTTAGCAGCCATCCACTTATCAGTCTCTACTTGCAGCTTTGCCGAGTTAATTGTGCTATCCATCTCATGCGTATTGACCGCTGTGCTAACCGCTCTTGAAGCAAAGAAGTGAGCCGACTGCTCTTGAGCATCAGCGTATCTCTGACGGCGACCTTCAGAGCTATCGAGCCACCTAGCCCACAACTTGTAGCCGATGCCAACTTCTTTAAGCAAATCAGTCAACGTCGTGCCAGTAGCTAAGCGATTAAACAGTTCATCCTCGCCAACCTTATTTACGTTGGCTAACTTTACATCTCCAACTTTACCCATTTACTTTTCCTCCATCTCAGAGCGGTCACATACAAACGATGCCACCGCCTTCATAACGTATGGCAGATCTTTCGCCGGTATCGTTGCAACCAGTTTACCATCAACCCATACTCTCAGTCCATCGTCATACACCGACCATCTTACCACGGTATTTCATCCTCCATAATTGGTATCGTATTACCCTTATCCACAATATGCGTAATCTTCGCCTTCGGGAAGGACGAGAACGCCTCGTTCAAGAACTCATCGCTAAACTCCTGCCGCACGATCCTTGCTGCATCCTCAAAGCTATACACGACCCATTGCGGATACTTCACGCGCAACTCCGCCACGCCTTCCATTGCAAAGCAGACGACGTTATCACTATCCTCCATCGTCACGGCATATGCGTGCGGCGGCAACGGCTCATGCCCTGCGGCAAGCGCAGACTGCTCCAACTTATCCCACGCCTTCATCAGTTGCCCTGCTACCTGATGCGTCGCCACGACGTTTTCTTCTTCTACAAATTTCCCGAGCGCCTCATACGCCGCCCTAAATCTTCCTGCGAGCTCTGGCTCAACGAGAGACGGCAGACTATCTCCCCACTTCCGCTCCATCTCCCTCGCCTTGCGATCCAACGGCTCGAGCTGACCCCACACTCCGGCAGATATAGGTTTACTCTCGTCGCCATGCCGAGCATCAAACGATTTCTTATCTTTCGCCTTGTTTGCGCTCATCCTTCTTTTCGCCGCCATGAACCTACACCTCCTCGTTTCCGCAGTTCAATCTAATACGTCCGAACTTACCGCCGCAGTTACGTATATATACGTAACAACTGCGGCGGAAGGTTTTTGACGTTATTTTCCGCACTCCTCGCAGTCTTCCGCACTTCAACTGCGGTAACTGCGGTAACACCCCAACGCCCCTCAATGGATCGTCTCGCTACCGTTCAACGACAGCTTGAGCATACGCTGTAAGTCGGCCATATTTCTGTTGGCATCGTGCGCCACATCCACCATCGCATCGAACAAAAGTATATACTTCATCACGTCAATCGGAGCCGACGGCGTAAAGTCTTTCTCCCACACGATGCTCGCCTCACCGGCTACATCATCCCAGATAACCTCGGCAAGCTTGAGCTTGTTCCTCATGTTCTTGGCATCACTCATTGGCTTTCTCCCTCTCGCCTTCCTGTAGCAGCATAAACTGCCTGATACGCCACGCTACCACCTCGAGCTCCTCGGCCATGTGCTCGGTTATCACGCCGCTAAAGAGCGGCCTGCGATCTCTTGCGGTCAACGCCTCACCTGCAATCAGCGCAAATGTGTGATCCTTTTTGGACAGCTCAAACGTAACGTGCGCCACCTCGTAATGCTCGCGCTCCGTGTCTGGGTGTCTGCGCTTTGCTTTGACGCTATGCGTGCTCATATCAGTAGCCCTTATAATTACGCCTGACTCTCCAAATGTATAATCCGGCGGCAGCTAATGCGCTGATTAAAAGTTTACCTATAATCTGTCCTTCTACAAAAGCTAATGATCCAAATGCTATGGATAAGAATGCTACGCTATCTACGACAGAACCTACGCCGCCGGAAGCTAGGATAGCTAACGGTTTGTTCTTCTGTCTTAACTTGGCGTACACAAAGAAGTCAGAGAGTTCTGATATTGAGAACGCAATGAAACTTGCCAATGCTATGTATGGGTTTGCTAAGAAGTAGGAAAGAATTGCGCCAATCACGACAGCGGCAAGAGCATACTTTGCACCCATCCACTCGTGAACCAAGTCCCTCAGAACCAGTGCAGCTCCTATCATTAACACACCAGAGGGTGCGGTGATCCCGAAACCCAAAGGTATAAGACATGGGCCATCTGGTACACAAACAGTACCTACGTTTGAAATCATCCAGTTAGCTGTTGGAACGGTAGCAACATAACCTGCAAATGCGAAATAGTTTTTCATAGTATCATTTCCTTTTGTTCTGGACGCAATTCCCATCCTACTGGGCATTGTATTGCGTCAATTCTTCTTGCCATTCTTTCTGGGCAAATGTGTAATTCTTTATAATTTCTTGCCACGTTGGCACTATCGGCACTAGCAAAAGGCCACTTATCTCCAGATAAAGCCAACCCTCTAAGCATATGTATCCACGGAATCGCGCCACGTTGTGACATAGCATTAAATGCCTGATCAGCTCGTCTTTCCCAAGCGGCAGACCCTACCTGCCAATATTTGCCACTACTCCCAAAGCAAATTTTGCCAAAATCTAAATCAATAAGTTTTAAAAGATGATCTATTGGTTCAGCCATGTGCCACACGATTGCACTACAATCTTTTCGGTGAGGCCATTGCTTGATTAGTTCCAGATTATCTTCTGGCTCACCATCAATTACATCAGGCACAACTGCCCAATGCGGATGGGATAATCGTGACTCAAGCCATGTGTAATAATCCACCCAATCTGTTGTTTTACCTTTGGTAAAAGCCGAAAAAGCACCGTTGTCCCACATTACAGATTGTGCGTTTAACAAACACCAATCTCCATCTCGTTTGTCGGCAAAAGAAACACAAAAATTCTTACCTGCCATCGCTAATAGTTTTGAACGTGGCGTAATCGGTGTTCCGTGGTAATGCATCACAGCCCTGCCTCCTCTCTCGTAATCCACTCTCCGACGATAACCACCGGAACCTCGCGCCCGTCGCGCTTACTGAGCCACGTAGAGTGCCGCAGGACGTCGTTCTCAAGCCACTGCTTGGCAACCGCCTTCGCACGCGCCTTCTCGTGCTTCTTGTCCAAGTCTAGGTCGAGCACCTTGGCAACGGCTGCGCCAATCCAGTTCTTCGCCCTCACGTCTGACCGATACGGCTCGTCGTTGCTCTCCGCCTCCCCGACGAGACGCTGCACCGCTAACGCATCCTTCGGCTTGATACCGTCGAATAGATCTGGCATTGCAAACGACGTAGCTACCCCCACGTACTCCCCGTTGGGTAGCTGCACCCCGACCATGCGACGGTACACGGCATGTGCGGCAGGCGGAGCTAGGTTTGCCTTGCCGTCGTCAACTCTGAATATGCCGAGGCTGTCATGCTCGCTAACGCCAAGCTTCAGCGCATCTTCTTGGCTAATCTTGTTAATGATCCTCGCAGCTCTAGCTGCACCAATTAGCGAGCCGGCGCCCCTCACACTGTCCACAGTAGCCTCGTCGCCATTGCTTTTGCGGATGTGATGCACCAAGCCGATACTACAGTCAGTCGCATCGCAGACACGCCGCACCGCAGACACTGCCGCGTTCATTGCCATGTTATCGTTCTCGTTTATTTGATTAGCCCCAACCCACGGGTCGATAAACGTAACCCCGATTTGATGCTGCTCGATTTTTCGAATCATGTAGTCAACGAGCTCGTCATGCACCTCGATCCCGTCCCTACCTTGGCTCGCAAACATGATTTGCATATCACGGCCTGCGTCGAGAAACAGCCTACCTTCAACATCCTCTGGTGCAATGTTAAAGTGTAGCATTGCCGCAACTAATCTGCGCTGCATCTCCTCTAACGGATCTTCAAGGTTTATAATCCAGACGTTGCACTGCTCACGTACCTGCTCACCGAGCAGGGGTTTGCCGGTAGCAATCGCCAGAGCCTCGACAATTTGCATTGACGTCTTACCAACGCCTCCGGCGGAAGCTAACACGCTGACGTTGGATCTGATGTAGTGGTTACCATAGATCCAACGCCGCGCAGGGATCAACGCAGGTTCGATCCAAGTGAAGGGCGTTGGCCACTGCCTCTCGGCCTCTAATGCCTCTTGCACTTCCTGTTCTACTGGCTTAGCAGTTGCCAGTGCTTCTCGCAACTTGGTTTCTCCTACCTCACGCAGGTAGTCGTTAGCATCTTTGACGTTGTCGACCCCGAGCTGCGAGAAGCGCACGACGTACACACTAGTCGATCCATCGCCGCGTAATACGTCAGCTACTGCATCAACATTTAAATCTGGATCAGCGCATATTGTGACGTCAGAGGCGCGTGGCACGTTGTAAGTAGACATACCTGCCTTCCCAAACGTGCAAATGACTGTAGCCTCGTCTCCGACGGCCTGACGCACGCTTAATGCATCTTCTGGCCCTTCGGTCAATATAATTGGTCTAGTCGATCCTACGCTCATTACATTGCCTGCTATTACGCCTCGGCTATATTTACTGATACCATTGTGCTCACGCTTACGGCCTTCCGGAGTAAGCAATACGCTTTGTATGCCCTCGACCTCACCGGACGCGCTAAATGCAGGAAAGACAATTGCAGGCCCGTCATACACATTAGGGCTAAACCGCGCTATGTTCGAGGCTGTACTAGCTCTAAGGCCACGATGATTGAGATAAAGTAGTGCAGGTCTTACGGCGTCTTTATTTTCTCTGTTAATCGGGACGCTACGCTCCCAAGTTTGACGCGCCTTGTTCATCTTATCAATGCGCGTCTCGTCATCTCTCGCTAATAAATCAGACGCTGCAAGCTTACTGATTAACCGCTCGAAGTCGCTTGCCGTATATGGCACGGCGTCTGAGTTTTCTAATTGCTTTGGATTTTCGCCGCCACGTTTAAAGCCTGATCCAATGGTCGCCTTTATCTCTGGCTCATTTAATCCGATCTGTTTTGCCGCGCCGTGTAGATCGACGATGGCCTTGTCTAACAGCGCAGGCGCCAGATGCGCGTGCCTGCCAATCGTGAAAGCAGCTTTGTTAAGCACTTCGTTACGTCCTCCACGTAACGCATGTACTACGTCGCCTACAACGCTCTCACGTACCTTTTCAAAATATGATTCGCTCATTTATTATACCTCTGTTATGTGCGACGCCCCAGACCTGACTGATAGGGCGCCGCGTCTTCCTAGAAGCCGAAGTCTGTGTCGGTTTCTTTGGAAGATTTCGGCGGATCTTTTGGAGCAATCTCCGCCTCCACCGGTGGCGTACCACCATCTGTGTCCTCCTCCGGTGTAGCTTCTGGCCTATCAATCCACTTGCGGATGTTAAAGCCTATGTCGTAGGACGTGCCTTTGCCGATAACAATTGGCGTCGAGCTCGTGACTTGTACAATCGGTATCTTGCCTGCGGCAAACTCTTTTACCTTCTCAGCTTCATTATAAAATTTTGCAATAAACTGACCGAGGCCAACCGAATTGCCGCTCATCGACGCCTCACGGCCGTCTGATAGCCAACAGTCTACTTCAAAGCCTTGCTTATGGCTGTCGCTAACCTTTGGCGTCGATTGTGAAGGACTCGGCCACGGTTGCCAGTCTCGCACGCCGACATCGATGTGCAGCCACCCAAAGGTCACGTTTTTAATGTCAATCGCAAAGCCGGTTTCCATATTAATTGGCTCGTCTCCGCCTTCGGCTTTAACCCACCACTTATTTTGCGGAAGGTTTGACCTGATAAAGTTTGATGATGCGGTACTCTCCGCAGATCCGAATGTTATTGGCATATGTGTCTCCTTGACTAGTTTGCCGAAAATTTAAAAGCATATGGTGGTATCTGGAGAGTTTGCAGCTCACCATAACCAGAGCCCCATACGCCGCTCTTTTGCGCCGCAGCAAATTGCTCTAGCGCGTACTTGACTGCCGCTTTGCCCTCTTCGAGCGTGCGCCAATCGAGTTCGTATACTCCAACGCAATGTGGAGAATCCTTGCCTACCGCAATAAATATAAATCGATCTATCTCGATGCCATTTAGTGTACATACCCTGCGGTAAAATTGATCCTGCATGTGATAGCCAAAGTTGCCTATTTGACGTGCGAAGCCCTCGGGGCTCGGATCAATTGTCGTTTTCAAATCTATTAATGCTGCTATGTCCTTACGCCATCCATCTGGCCTTGCCCTTGTCTCGACGTCGTAAATGCTGTCGTGAGCAAACATACTAGCCTCGACGACTAGGTCGCCAGATAACAAATCTGCGGCAGCCGGATTGCTTAGCACGGCTTCTGCCATTTTGTTTGCCTGATCATAATCTGATTTGGTGAGCAGTATCGCGCCTTCAGCCTCGGCCTCTTCTTTTAACTGGCTCCACTCTTTACCACGACGA